TGCAACTTGTTTGATAAGGTTGCCTGCAACTTCGTATGTCCTTGGATGTTCTGACTCTTTAGCTAGTTCAAGAATACCAGTAATTGCATCATTTCCTCTTTCCACAAGGTTGTAGAAATTTTGTCTTTGATATTCATAATCGTTATCTACGTCCTGACTCACTTCCTGTGTTGGCATTTTAGAAACAGGATTCTCTACACTTTCCGTTTTATGGACATAGTTCCAAGGTTCTTTTTGTATAGTTTCTACGTCATTTAAAATACCAAGTGCCTTATCAAGTTCTTTAGTAGGATCAGGCATAATGATTATTCTTTATCTGTTCCAGATACAGGGTCAAAGGTCTTTGCATCTTCAAAGAATGAGGTTGTCTCGTTAAATCCAAAATCATCATCTGCTTCAGCATTTGAGGGTTTCGGTGTAACTTTGTACCTTTGCTCCCTTGTTGGTGTTTTATCAGGCAAGTTGGCATACTGGTCAACTTGAACTGTCTTGATAACACCAGAAGAAGTAACAGGGCCGTATAGATAAAACTTTGCAGTAAAGTCTAGTGTATAGATAAGAGCTCTACGAGTTTCAAAGTCACCCTGATAATTGTCCTCGTATGAGATACTATTTAACACGATAGGAACATCTCTTTTGATACCCATGTCTGCCATATCATTTATAGTAAGTGTGTAGTCTGGTTGAAAGAAAGGTAGAATCTGTTCTACAATCTGTAGTGCATCATCAGACTGTTTTGCCATAACGTACAACTGAATTGATAGATTGTAAGGAACAGGCATATACTGTGTGTCAAGTCTGTTTGAATTAGCACCCTTTACCTTTTTAAATTTCTGTACTCTATTGAGTTTTCTAGCAGGGTCATAGGATAAGTTTTGTATTTCAAAACCGATACGTGGTAGAGTAACCGCAACTTGTTTTGATAGATCAGCATCTTCATTCAAACGAACTAACCACTTCTGACGAGGGCCATACGCAAGAGGAACTTTCATCGTTTGCGTTATATTTCCATCATTGTCCTTACGAACTAACTGAATATTATTAAATGTTGTTCCAAATGCAACAATAACTTTTCTTATACTTTCATGATAAAACTGCTGTCCTAACATAATTAATTACTCCCTACATCCCCAAATGGATTTGACTCACTAAAGTCTAATACTGTATCATCAATAGAATCAAATAACTCATTTTGAGAGTTTTGATCAGATGACATATCTCCTATTATATAGGACTCTTGAATTAGGTATTCTCCTGTTTCTGAAATTAGAGAACCAGCCGAGGTTGTCATATCACTATCTTCGTGTGCAACAAGTTCGTCTGATTCAGTTTCATGAATGATACGACCAATATTAGGTTCTAATTGAACAGCATTTACTGTTGCTGTATTTGATTCTAAAGTAAACTGGAACTCAGATGAAGCTACAGTTAGTGCATCTTCAATCTCATCTATAGTATCTATACCAGTATTAAGTTCTTCAGAACTATAATCAAACAGACGGCATCTTAGTTTATATACTGGATTATTATCTAACTGAAAGAAAGGCTCATCATGATCTACAAAATTAACTTGGAACATCTTTTTAAGAATAGGATGATATATTGCGTCACCCTCAAAAGGACGATCTGAATCCGTTGCATCTGTCTCTGATAAAATATAAAAATCACTTCCCTCTAAATCTGTTGATATAGCTGCAAGTGTTCCTGCCTCTAAAAGAACAGAACCACCCTCTTCACTATCAGTTCCCGACTCAATTGTAATCTGTTTTGTAAGTTCTTGAAATCTTAATTTGTTAACAACAAATGTTGCTTCACTTAAATTCTGTAAACCAAACTGATTCATTATTTCTTTTTCACCAGCAAAACCACCATCTCCATTTTCCATATACATTTCTATTTTAGCTGCATCTCTGAAAATAGAAAGAGAGTCCTCTCCAAAAACAGAGTCCTCTGCAACGATAGTTCTGTCTATGTAAAATACATCATGACCGTATATCTGAATTGCCTCTGCAACCAGATTACTATAAAGACTTTGTTCTGTTGCAACTGCAGCTACGTTACTGGTGTGGAAATGTTTATTGACAGCCATTTCATTACCCTATCATGTAATTCACTGGTAACTCAAAGGCCAACTGTATCTGCTCTTCTAGTCTTTGTTGTTCCTCTATAGCTTGTGAATAAATAGTTTCGCCATTCATCGTAACACCACCAAGCATTGCAACACCATTAAATTTAGATAGGTTTGCTCCCCATTGTTTTTTAATCAATGAGGTTGCATATCGTTTTAAATATATATCATCAAATATATCAGTATACGTTGTAGGATCAAGTTTACGATAACACTCTATAACTATAAACTCATCAACTTCCATATCATTTTGCCAGTCCATATCAATATAAAGACGGTTCTGATGTTGATTAAAACGAATAGGTGTTTCACCCACAAGAATATGCTCTAGAAAATCTAGGTGTTGCATTGTCTGTTGATAATGCATAACTGATGTTGAGGAGAAATCATAGAGATCATTTAATCGCAATTGATAACGAACATCAAAGAGGTTTCCTCCACCACCAGTATCAGTGAGAGGAAATACTTTTACAACTGAAACAACTGTATCTGGTACAGGTATAAACCCTTTACCTTCTAACCAATCAGCAGAAATACCACTATCAACTTTATCTGTAACAGAGGTTGTTGAGTTTGTTATACCTCTATCAAGCTCTGCTTGAGTTATCTTGTGTTTAAGATACATTCTCTCAATACCATCGTAGTGGTATTGTGCGAAGTATTGTAATGCTTCATCTAAACGGTCATCAACTTGGTCATCAGACACGTTGATATCAATAACTCCATCACCAAGAGAACGTAAACAGTATGATTTCAGAGTTGCTTTCGTAGAAGGTATGGCCATTTTACAATCCTTTCTACATATTTATATGTTTAAAAGTCTGTGTTATTATCTATTATGATGGTTCTGTTGGCCAAGTAATATCATCTGGGTCAGACTCAGATGCAGGCAAATCTCTGAGAGCTTGACGATACGTTTTCCAAGCACTGCTCATTGTAACATCACTCATTCCACGCCAGTCTGACGCTTCAAGTTTAGCATTGCGGGCTCTTCTAATAGATGCCCATTGTTCTTCATCAGTTTGGTCAACAGCAGTATGAGTTAATGTAACCGTCTGTTTGTCTTTGTCAATAGTAGTGGTTGTATCCCCACGTTTCTTTCCAGAAGTGACTTCTTGTGTAACTTCAGTAGCTTCAACCAAAACGTAATCACCTAAATCTAAAGGTCTTTGATCACCTGTATATACAATATCCATCGTATCTGGTATTTTAACTCGACCTACAGAACTGCCTAATCTGGTAGCTGTTCCATCTGATTTTTTAAGTAAATAATCCATGTGTTTTTCCTTATTATTATGAGGGCCCAAAGACAAGAAATGCAGATGATCTAAGTGCTGTTCCATCGTATTCAACACTAAAACTTTGACCAGCAGAAGCAGATGCAAAAGTTGCATCTGCACAACCAACTTGTGTACCCGCACCTGGCTCACTTCCGGCATCGGGGCCAAGACCAACATCGGTTCTTTCAGTTAAATTTGTAAAAGTTAAGGTTTCACGTTCTTCACCATCCGCAAGAACACTCATAGCGAGAACAGCCTGTCCTGCTTCTATATCGAACGATGCTGAATGGGTAAGACTACCAGACCCAGCAGCCCTTGTTATAACTGAACTACTTTTAAAAATTAAGTCTGTTCCCTCCCAGACAAATATTCCACCTCGTTTTGTTGATCTTTGATATGTGGGAATAATATCTTTAGTTGTTCCTGATGCAATTTCATATCGAAACATTGCTATTTGCATATGGTCTGTTCCTAAATTTTCAAAAACTTTAGTGCCAGCAACGCCACCGCAAGTCATCCCAGAAAGACCATCAGTGCCAGAACCTCCACCTGTTGTCACGGCTCCAACAAGAATAATACGAGAAGCACCCTCATTACTTCCTACACTAACACTACTGTAAGTTGTTGATGTGTAGTTTTCAAGTGTACTACCAGAGGAACCACTAGCCGTAAATCCTACAAAATTAAGCACTGAAGCAGCTGCGGATGCTGGAGCAAATATAGGAAATAAACTCATTGTAGGGCAACCACATGAATTTGTTTAAATGAGCCCATCACAGTGCAGTAAAGAAAAAAGTCATGGCCGTTTGTTGTCGTTAGCGAATCGCCAGTTGCCTGAGTGAAGCCACTCACAGTCAGAGTACCAGCACTGGCATTATTTGTATACTGAACAACGATTGTACTATCCTCAAGTTGAGGCACTAAAGTATGAGCCCCTCCATTTGTTACCTTTTGGAAGTTGCCGTTAAAAGCACTTAAATTTACAGTTAAACTTGCAACTGTTCCATGATCAAATATGGTAGCAGAAAAACCAGTATTTGCAGCAAGTTGACC